GCGTACTAAGCGTTGCCGCAGGTGACTATCTAACGGCAGATTTACAAATAAGCATACTAACGAGCTGGAGCTAACTAATGGCACTTACAGATGAAGAAAAAGCGTTTTTAATCAAAATTGGCCAAGACCTGCCAAAAGAGATTAAAGAAACCCAACCAAAAGAAACTACAACACAGAAAGTAGAGGAATAGCCCTAATGGCAATTTTCTTATCAAACGGCGTAGTGGCTACTCTTAACTCAGTAGCACTATCAGATCACGTAACCAGCGCTAGCATCTCTCGAACCTTTGACGAGCTAGAGGTAACAGCTATGGGCGATACTGCTCATAAGTTTGTAAAAGGCTTAGAGGCCAGCACAATTACTTTAGATTTTCTAAACGATGATGCTGCCTCCGGTGCAGGTTCAGTACGTGCAACTTTGCAAGCTGCCTGGGGTACAACCGTGCCACTAACACTAAAGCAAACTAGCGGCGCAGTATCAACTACTAACCCGCTATACAGCACTACAGTTTTGGTTAATAACACTCAAGACATTAACGGCGCTGTAGCAGATGAATCAATGCAGAGCATTACATTTACCTGTAACTCACCAATCGTAATTACAACCGCACCATAAGAATAAAGAAAAGGGGCTAACACAATGGCAAAACTTAAAATAACAAGGGCAGACGGTACGGTATCTGAGCATCAGATAACGCCGAAAATTGAGTGGGCCTTTGAGTTATATGCAAAAAAAGGTTTTCATAAAGCCTTTAGAGATGATGAAAAGCAGAGCGATGTTTACTGGCTAGCGCACGAGTGCCTTAGATCAGCAGGCGTTGAAGTACCTGTTTTTGGAGCGTTATTTTTGGACACCTTAGCTAAGGTTGAGGTATTGGACGATGACCCTTCGCAATAGTGGGGCGCGGTAGTTTTGGTTACCTGGTTGCACAGCTAGCCGTTGAAACGGGAATCGCGCCCCAGTATTTACTAGACCTGGATGCAGATATGTTTAAAAATATGCTAAAGGTTTTAACCGATAAAGCTAAGGAGCAACAAAATGCCAGTAGAGGTAAGAGGCGCCCTTGAGCTACGCAAGGCTATTAAAAAGTTCAGCCCTGAGTTAGCGAAAGAGACTCGCAAAGAGTTAGCCAGCCTTTTAGCCCCTATCGTTAAAACTGCTAGAGGTTTTGTGCCAAGTAGCTCGCCTTTATCGGGTTGGGGAAAAGCGCCTACAACTACAGGTAGATTTCCAATATGGGATAGCAGCAAAGCTAAAGGCGGCATAGGTTATAAAACCTCACCTTCACGGCCTAATAATCAAGGTTTTAGAGCTGTAGCTCGTATCGTAAACAACAGCGCCGCAGGTGCAATCTATGAGACGGCTGGGCGCGTTAATCCTCAGGGCAGAAATCAGGCAGGCTTAAAACCTGTTGTGTATCCTGGCCACAAAGATTTTGGCAAAATGGTGCGCTCAGGTAATAAAAATGAAGGCCGCAGCGCAAACCCGTATGCAGGTAAACAATTTATAGATGCTATAAACGCGGACGGTCAAATAGTAGATGCCAATAATCAAACTGGCGCTGGCAAACGATCCCGTAAAATGCGAGGCCGTGCAATCTTTAGAGCTTGGGCCAATGACGGCGGCAAGACTAACGCCGCTGTATTAAAGGCTATAGAAAACTCAAAGATTAAGTTTTATAATGCTATGGGGGTTAAGTAATGGCTGTTGATCCTTCAGTAGTAATAAATATAGCTGCCGAGTACACAGGCAAAAAGGCATTTAGTAAGGCAGAGACAGCTACCAAGACACTTACTAAAAGTGTAAAAGGTTTAGCTGGAGCTTTTGGTATCGCTTTTGGCGCTAGAGGCGCTATGCAGGCCGTTAAAGCTTTTGCAGCCGATGACAAGGCCGCTAAGGTACTGAGCAAAACTCTTAATAATTTAGGGCTAGCCTTTGCTGACCCAGCGGTAACAAAGTTTATAAGTGACTTAGAGCGCCAAACGGGCGTACTCGATGACAAGTTACGCCCTGCCTATCAAATGTTACTGACCAGTACGGGCGATTATATTAAATCACAGGATTTACTACGCACAGCCCTTGACCTTAGCGCGATGAGTGGCGTTGACGTTGTGAGCGTGACAGCCGATTTATCAAAGGCCTACCAGGGTAATACCCGTGGCTTAATGAAGTACCAGCTAGGCCTAAGTAAAGCCGAGCTAGCAGCTATGAGTTTTGAGGAGATTTTAGCCCAGGTGGCTAAGGTCAGTAAAGGCCAGGCACAGTTAGCAGCTGACTCTTACGCAGGATCGTTAGACAAACTAACCGTAGCGGGTGCAAACGTAGCCGAAACACTAGGCAAAAATTTAGTAGATGCCCTTGCACTTTTAGGCGGCGAAGGTGGCCTACCTAAAACCCTAAGCCTTATAGAGTCTATTTCAGGTGCCATAGGTACTGCCATTATTAACTTTGCTAAGTTTATACGCGTTATAGATATTATTACAGGTAGCGGTGCCTTTAATATGCTTGGCGATCTTGAGAAAGCTTTTGCACAGTTTGAGGCCCAGGATAAAGCAAGAGCCGCTAGTAAGTTTGCTGGCACAGGTATGGCTACCTCATACCAGGGCAAAAAGGCACAAGATGCGCAAGCCCTTGCTGCCGCTAAAAAGATTACTACAGAGACTAAAAAAACAGCGGCGGCGGCACTAGCCACAGCTAAAGCTAAACAACTATCTCTAGCAATAGATAAGGCAAACCTGGCTTTAGCTAAAGGCGCAGACGTTTTTGATTTAGATAAAATCCAACTTAACGCGGCATTAATTAGTCAGGCTGAGGCGCTAGGTAAAGCCACTACAGGCTCACAGATACTAGCTATTGCTAATGATGTACAGCGCTTAAAGATTAAGCAAGATATAAACGCTCTTGAAGATGCTATAGCGTCTAAGGATGAAACAGCCATAGTAAAAGCCACGGCTAAACTAAACGAGGACTTAAAAATACTAGGCGCTTTACAAAAGCAAGATGCCAAACTGCTGGACATAAACAGAGTTTTAGCAGGTATGAAATCTACGGATCTTATTAACCTGGATAACCTACAATCGGCTTTAGATTTATTGGCTAAGTTTAAGTTCCCTACGCTGACTATTCCAGGCGTGGGAACCATTGGTGGCAATGTTAAGAGCGGCACGGCTGCAGCTGTTGCTGGCCTTATACCTGGCGTTGACTATAACCCTGGCCAAAATCCAGACCGCAACTATGATGATGCCAATAGAGCTGCACAGCTTGCTGCTTCTAACGCTATGACTTATTTTGCCGAAAAAGGTTCAGGCCGCGGTGCAGGTGCAGGCGAAGGGCAGATACCTGCAGGCGCTTACAATATAACCGTAAACGCAGGCGTGGTTGGTAGTGAAAATATAATTGTGGATGCCGTGCAAAATGCCCTTAATGAGATAGCACGTAGAGGCTATACAACTACCTACGCAGGAGCTATAGCAATATGACCGTCCCTACAGTACACGCTGTTATTAACTTTAGTACTGGGCCTAGCTTTGCTCAATCTATGATCTTAGATAGCGGCATATTAGGCACTAACGTATTAGGAGATAGCGCAGCTGTTATTGTGGACGTTTCTAACGTAGTGGACAGCATCCAAACTATCAGAGGCCGTAACGCACAGGCTGACCAATTCCAAACGGGCACCCTATCTTTGCGTATCGTTGACCAAAATGGAGACTTTAACCCGCAAAACCCAGCCAGCCCGTATTACAATTTATTAACGCCTATGCGTAAGGTGCAGATTACGGCTACCTACGGGGCAACTACTTACCCTATCTTTTCAGGCTTTATTACTAGCTATACAACTACTACGCCTAAAAACGCTAATGACGTAGTTTATACAACTATCCAAGCGGTAGATGCTTTTAGACTGGCACAAAATGCACAGATTAGTACCGTAGCTGGTACCTCAGCGGGTCAACTCAGCGGTGCAAGAATAAATAACCTACTTGATGCTATTGACTGGCCTGCTTCTATGCGTGACGTGGATGCAGGGCTAACCACAATGCAGGCAGACCCAGGCACAGCCCGCACAAGCCTTGCAGCTATGCAAACGGTAGAGATTAGCGAGTACGGGGCTTTGTATGTAGATGCGGCTGGCTCGTTTGTCTTTCAAGATCGTGCAGTAACAGCTGGCAGTACAGGGGCTACGCCTACAGTATTTAACGATAACGGCACAGATATTGGCTATTTTAATGCGGTGTGGCGCCTTGACGATACTCTCGTTTACAACTCAGCCAGCGTTACCCGCACAGGCGGCACAGCTCAAACGGCCATAAATCAACCCAGCATAGATAAGTATTTTGTACATAGCTACAATCAGCAAAACCTATTAATGCAGACCGATGCCGTAGCCCTGGACTACGCACAGGCATATATTGCATCTAGGGCTGAGACGAGCATCCGATGTGATGCTATTCAACTAGACCTTTATACCGATAACTACAACTTAGGCATTATCGCAGCGCTATCTCTTGACTACTTTGACCCTGTAACTATTACAACTAACCAGCCTGGGGGATCAACGCTAACTAAGACTTTGCAGGTGTTTGGCGTGGCTATGAGCATTACGCCTAATACCTGGAAAACAACACTAACCACTTTAGAGCCAATTATTGACGGCTTTATATTAGACTCAGCAATATACGGCCTGCTTGACAGCGGCGTATTAAGTTATTAAGGAGCAATAAAAT